TCTTGGTTTAACTTCTGGTGTAGGCGCAATAACTCCGGCAGATGTCATGGGATTAACTGGAGTAAGTGCTACTACTTCAATTGGATCAATAACAGTAGCTTCTGTTGAATTAATAAATGTAACTGGAGTAGGTGCCACAGCATCTGTAGGAGCTATTACTCCCACAGAAATGGCTGTAGGATTATCTGGTGTTTCAGCGACAGCAAGTACAGGTTCCATTGCTCCTACAGAAATGACAATAGGATTGACAGGTTTATCCGCAACTGTTACTGTAGGTCAAGTTGGTGGTCCAATAGCATGGAAAAAAGTTACTCCTACACAAGGTGGTAGTTGGAGTAAAAAAACAGCTACTCAAGGTGGTAGTTGGAGTAAAGTTACACCACCATAAACATAATATATGTTATTGACATTATATGTAAAAACAAATAAATATTAAGACGTAAGATTTAGGAGATAATTATGGCATCAACTTATACACCTCTTGGTGTTGAAAAAATGGCAACTGGTGAAAACGCCGGTACATGGGGAACAAAAACTAATACAAACTTAGAAATTATCGAGCAATTCGCTGGTGGTTATACTACTCAAGCAGTAACAGATGGTGCAGACACAGATCTTTCAGTTACTGATGGTGGAACTGGAGCAACTCTTGCTCACAGAGTTATTGAATTAACAGGTGCACTTACAGGTGCAAGAAACGTAACTATTCCAATTGACGTACAACAAATGTACGCAGTTAAAAACTCTACTACTGGAACACAAGCAGTAACATTTAAATATGTTTCTGGTACAGGTACAAGTGTTACTTTTGCTGGTGGAGATACTTCTACAAAATTTATTTATGGAACTGGATCAGGATCAAATCCAAATATAGTTGATCTAGGAATGGTCAATTTAACAGGTACACAAACTTTAACAAATAAAACTTTAACTAGCCCTGTAATAGGAACAAAAATTTCAGACACAAACGGAAATGAATTAGTTAATCTTACAGCAACAAGTTCTGCAGTAAATGAATTTACAATTGCTAACGCAGCAACAGGTGATGGTCCAGTTTTATCAGCAACAGGTGAAACAAACGTTGATATAAACATTAACCCTAAAGGATCTGGTGTTCTTAAATCAGGAACAGCAGCGGTTAAAGTTGCAGGTTTAGAAACTATATGGATTCCAGCTCAAGCAATGTATGCAACTACAACAAATGGAGCTGATGCACAACAAATAGAAACAACAGCAACAAGACCAGATATAAAAGTTTTAGATTTTGACGCAGGTACAGCCGAATATGCACAGTTTGCTGTCGCAATGCCTAAATCATGGAATTTAGGTACAGTAACTTTTCAAGCTTGGTGGACACCAAGTAATACAAACACAGGAAACTGTATTTTTGGTCTTCAAGGTGTTAGCTGCAGTGACAGTGATACAGCTGATGTAGTTTTTGGAACAGCTCAAGAAGTTACAGATGCTGGAATTGGAACTGTGGAAGATGTACAGGTTACAGGAACAAGTAGTGCAATGACAATTGCAGGATCTCCGGCTGATAACGATATGACATTTTTTCAAGTTTACAGAGATGCAGCAGATGGTAGCGACACATTTACTGGTGATGCCAGATTAATAGGAATTAAAATGTATTATACTACTGATGCTGCTAATGACGCATAAGGAGTATAGGCATGAGAGATCACAAAATAGACCTTCTTAAAAATACTGAAGGTAAAAATTTAAAAAATAAAAAACCAAGTAAAGGAAAATCTTTTGGCTACCAAATTTTAGGATTTGGTGCTGGTGGGTCTGCAAATAATTTTATAGTAGCGACTGGGGGAAATACTGTAATTACTGATGGTGATTATAAAATTCATGTTTTTACAGGACCGGGTACATTCTGTGTATCAAATGTAGGTGGTTGTGGATCAACAGTAGATTATATGGTAGTTGCTGGTGCCGGAGCAGGTGGAGGATCACACGGCGGCGGTGGCGGCGGAGGTGGTTTAAGAACATTTATGCCAGCTTCAACACCTATGGCAGCGCCAGCTGCATTACCCGTATGCATTCAAGGTTATCCAATTGATGTTGGTGGAGGAGGACCTGCTGGAGCTGGAGCTGGTAATCCTAAAAAAGGTAGTAATTCAGTTTTTTCAAGTATAACATCCACAGGTGGAGGTGGAGGTGGTCAATATCATGGTGCCAGTGGATCTCCAGGGGGTTCTGGAGGTGGCGGTGGAGGTCAAGCTCCGCCAGGTAGTCAAGCTGCTGGTAATGGAAATGATCCACCCGTTAATCCAGCACAAGGAACAAACGGCGGAAGTGGAGCTAATCCATTAGCTGGTGGTGGCGGCGGTGGCGCAAGTGCAGCAGGTTCTGGAGGTGGTGGCTCTGGAGGTACAGGCGGCGATGGTGGTTATTTTCCTGATGCTATGATAGGACCAACAGCCCCAAGTTATGGTACACCAGGACCAGCAAGTTCAACAAGATATTTTGCTGGCGGCGGTGGTGGCGGCGGTCATAATGGAGGAGGAATTCCAGGAGGACCAGGTGGTGCTGGTGGTGGAGGTACAGGACCTAATACATTTGGTGGTGGGGGAGACCCTGGCACAGTTAATACCGGTGGTGGCGGTGGTGGCGGAAATTGTGGTAATTCCCCAGGTGGACCAGGTGGCGGTGGTGGCTCTGGAATAGTATTAATAAGGTACAAATTTCAATAGGTAAAAAATTATGGCACACTTTGCAAAAATATCAGATACATCTCAAGTTCTCTCAGTATTAACTGTAGATAATAAAGATGTACTTAATGCTGATGGTGTTGAAGATGAATCAGTAGGCCAAGCACATTTAGAAAAACACAATAACTGGCCTGCAGAAAAATGGATTCAAACATCTTACAATACATATGCTAATACTCATGTATTAGGTGGAACACCTCTAAGAGGAAACTATGCAGGTATAGGTTATACTTGGGATGCAGTTAACAATATATTTTATAGTCCAAAACCTTATGCTTCATGGGTATTAAATACTACAGACGCTCAATGGCACTCACCAATTGGTGATGCTCCTGCATTGACAGCAGAACAAACTTCACAAAACGAAGCACGTACTCATTCTTGGAGTTATATTTGGAATGAAGAAGGACAGTCTTGGGATTTATTAGATAACCTCGCATAATTGATCTAAATCAAATCTTTTAAATCATATTGACATTATAATATCATCCTTTATAAAAGGAGGTGGTATGCAAAAGAAAGTATTATCTGAAATAGATTTATATTATGGCACAATAGATATGCCTAAAGGTTTTGAAATAGACCGAAATAAACTTAACGAAGACATTTTACAATTACAAGTTAATAAGAGAGAATTCCCTTTTTCAAAAGAATGGGATAAACTTAATACTTATTTAAGAGAACATATTAATGTAAAATATGATTTTCAATTAGTAAATAAAACAGCATGGGGAAATGTTTATAAACCTAAAGAAACCTCTACGCCTTTTATTAATGTAGATCCAGTCGACCTTAGAAATTCTCCTGATTACACATTACTATATGGTGTGAATGTAAAAGATTGCACTGTTAGAATATATTATGATGACAACAGAAGAAAAGGAAGAAGTTGGGATATACCTTTAAAAAATAATCAATTTATTATGTTTCCTTCTACGCAAATGTATTGTATTGCCAATCTTCAAGAAGATTCTTTTAATTCTATTTTAACCATTACCTATGAATTTATCTAATTATTTTTGGTATTTTAAATCTGCATTAACACCTAGATTTTGTGATGAAGTTATTAAATATGCTTTATCAAAAGAAGAAACAATGGCTCTTACAGGGGGTTATGGCCGAGATAGAAATTTAAATAAAAAACCTTTAAACAAAGAAGAAGTTAAAAATATACAGAGAAAAAGAAAATCGGACTTAGTATGGTTTAACGATGCTTGGATATATAAAGAAATACATCCCTATGTTCATAAGGCCAATAGAAACGCGGGATGGAATTTTGAATGGGATAGATCCGAGTCTTGTCAATTTACAAAGTATAAATTGAATCAATATTACGATTGGCATTGTGATAGTTGGGAGAAAGTCTATGAAAGCAACGGTCCAGACAATGGGAAAATGAGAAAACTATCTATGACTTGTCAATTAACGGATGGTTCAGAATATGAAGGTGGAGAACTAGAATTTGATTTTCGAAACTATGATCCATATATGAGAGATGAAAGTAAACATATAAGAAGCGTACCGGAAATATTACCTAAAGGCTCTATCGTAGTATTTCCTTCACACTTGTGGCATAGAGTTAAACCAGTAACGAAAGGAACGAGATATTCACTTGTCGTATGGCATTTAGGTTATCCATTTAAATAATGCAGAAACACGAATATTATAAAACACTTATATTGACTGAAGAAAAACCAGAGTTTGTTAACTCATTAAACAAAGCTTCTGATAAATATATTAAAGAAGCTAGAAAAAAAGATAAAAAAATAATTAAACAATTTGGAGATTTTGGAACAAGTCATCATTCTACACCTTTAACATTAGACAATGATTTTATGGATTTCAGAAATTACATTGGTCAAAAGTCTTGGGAATTTTTAGACTATCATGGCTATGATATGAAACACTACACAACCATGTTTTCTGAAATGTGGGTACAAGAATTTTCTAAAAAAGGAGGAGGTCATCATTCAGCACACGTACATTGGAATCAACACGTATCAGGTTTTTACTTTTTAAAATGTTCGGAAGAAACTTCTTTTCCAATATTTCATGACCCCAGACCTGCTGCAAAAGTTACTAAATTAAGACTGAAGCCAGATTTAAAAGGTATATTGTATGGCACAGAAAGAATTCATTACAGACCTCAGCCTGGAACTTTAATTATTTTTCCAGGATACCTAGAACATGAATATGCCGTAGATCATGGTAAGGCGCCTTTTAGATTTATACATTGGAACATACAGGCTGTACCCAAAGAGATGGCTAAAGATGTTTAAAAAAGTTTTTATGCAAGATGATTTTTTAAATAAAAAAGAATGTAAAGCTTTAATAAATTTTTATAAATCTCAATCATTACCTGAAGAATTTTATGGAACGTACCCTTTAAATCTTGATGAAAATATTAATAAGAAATTGTTAAATAAAATAAATAATTTTTCTATTAATCTAAACCAAGCGATTATAGACTGGTTTCAAGTTGTTAAATGGCCGGCTTCACACCCAGGTAAAGGATTACATTTTGACACAGCTTATTCACATACAATATTAAGTAGTATATTATATTTAAATTCAGATTTTAAAGGAGGGCACACTTATTTTAAAGATGGGACTTCCTTTGCCCCTAAAACAGGAAGAATAATTTTTTTTGATGGTAACTATCACTATCACGGGGTATCTGGTGTTAATAATAAAGACAGGTATACTTTAGCAGCTTGGTATAAAAAACAATGAGTTTTAAAAAAAATAAATATACAATTATCCGTCAAGCGATATCAAAAGACCTAGCAGCTTTTGTTGCTAATTATTTTCGTATGCAAAAACAAGTTTTTGATACTTGTAGAGCTAAAAGATACATATCACCTTTTTTATATATTCTTGCATAAGTATAAGCTGGATATAATTTTTATCCTGTCGCTTTTTCTATACCTGGCTGACATTTAAGTAATAAAGTTTCCTTTGCCATATTCGCATATTGAGAATATGTATTTGGTATTTGC